GAAGAACTACAAGACAAGATATCTGTGTATACACAAGAAGAACTACCCGAGGAGCTGGCAGGTAAACTGTCTGTTCTTTCTATGCTTGACATAGAGGGCTACGTCGAGGGCGTTGGCTATCGCGCAGCCGAGAGTGTGTTCTACTTGCGAGATGTGTAACGTGAACATACGTGACCATACAGTTTATCGTGTAAAGTTCTCTGACGGTAAAGAAAATGTGGAGATTGTATGTTTTGGTATGGAATGTCTTGACACGTCAGTAACAGGGCAATATATAAACATACGAGAGACACCGAAGTGGTTGCAGAGAAAGGTCGCTACGTTGATGTTGTTAGACCCACCATCCGAATCAATTGACGGAGTGGGTCAGCGCAAAGACAAGGATACTTACTGGGTATACAACGACTAGGTAGTTTCTAACTACAAGTTTGACAGAGGTGGTTCGCTGCCTCTGTCGATGCCAGTTCCCACGGAGGGTTTATGACACCAGAAGCAAAAGTAAAAAAGAAAGTGGTCGCCGTGCTAAAGCAGCACAAAGCCTATTACTTCTATCCAGTGACAGGTGGCTATGGACGCAGCGGTGTGCCTGACGTTATTGCGTGTCACGATGGACGCTTCATTGGTATCGAATGTAAAGCTGGTAACAACAAACCTACACCACTACAGGAAAAGAACTTGTCAGCTATTAAAACAGCAGGGGGCGTTTCCCTAGTTGTTAACGAAGATAACATCAACGTAGTGGAAGAATTGTTTGATGGAAGATAACATACCACAAGAACTAGCTCTGTTTCTTAAAGAGATGGGGCTAGTCGAAGAACGTGAAGAGGTGCAGCGAGAAGAGCATGTTGCTTGGTTGCCCTCTTTCGATGGAGAAGAACCACCTTTTTAGGAGAGAACATGATTAAATACTTTACGTTTATGGTCTTAACTTATTTTGTTCAAGGCGAACAGACAACACACAACATACTATTCCCTAGCTATGATGCTTGTAGCTATAGTAAAGAAGCTATGTATGCTATCATGGAAAACCACCACGATACAGTGCTAATACATTGCAAGGGCACAGAAGTTGCGTCCAACGAAATTGTTAAACCAAGGGCAAGACCGTAATGGGGGATGAATCACTAAGTCCCGCACAGAAGTTTGAATACCGTTTTTTAAAACAACAGGTAAACACGTTGGAAGAAGAGCGATATAGGTATGATGCTAGGCCAAATGTACAACAGGACTTGTATCGTGCGCGAGAAGAGTTAAAGTCGTTTGTCTCTAAACTTAGAACGAACGGAGTCAAAATATGAAGCGTTTCACAACTGCTGAAAAAGAATGGTTAGGATACAAACGCAAACTAGCAAACAACAGTATGAAGGTGTCGTTATCAAAAGCACCGTGGGCAGAGGGAGAACAGCATGACAAACATGACGAAAAAAGAAGAGAAGGTATGGGGTTATCTTCTGAAGAACAGACAAGCAGAAAACGCCGAGGTAGCAAGCGCGTGTGACGTTGACATACACTTTGTAAAAAATCTTATATCACGTATTAGTTCAGAAAACTGGAGACAAGAAGTGCCTACAATACCAACGTGGGATCGTGCAAAGGTGCTAGACACAGCCAAAGGTTACGTCACGAAAGATCGTGCAGCAGATCATGGCGACATGGAAGATAACTTTCAGCGCATCGCCCTATATTGGAACGCGCATCTTGGATTGATCGATTTTATAAAGACCGAAGACGTTGCAGCAATGATGGCACTACTCAAGATCGCTCGCATACATTCTAACCCCACACACATAGACAACTGGGTAGATGCCTGTGGGTATATGGCTTGCGGTGGCGAGGTGGTGAGTAAGTAATGGACGTTTATACTTTAGACTTTGAGACTTACTACGCCCAAGATTATTCACTGTCAAAGATGACAACCGAGGAGTATGTGCGCGACAAGCAGTTCGAAGTTATTGGGCTTGCGATCAAGAAAAACGATAAGGCTACGAAGTATGTAAGTGACCCTGGCATAATAAAACGTCTACTCACACACATAGACTTCTCTGACTGTGCTATACTCTGTCATAATACTATGTTTGATGGGGCTATACTTGGTTGGCATTACGGTATCAATCCGAAGGTGTGGTTTGATACGATGTGTATGTCACGTGCCTTGCATGGTGTAGAGACAAGCGCATCACTCAAAGCAGTAGCCGAGCGTTACGGTGTAGGTGTCAAAGGCACTGAGGTTCACAACGCCAAGGGCAAACGCCGTGCCGATTTCACTGCGGAAGAGACTGCGCGGTACGGTGAGTATGCCAAGAACGATGTAGATTTAACCTACAAGTTATTCAAGCTGATGGGGGCTAAGTTCCCACGGCAAGAGTTGAAGTTAATCGACTTAACACTGCGGATGTTTATTGAGCCTACGCTTGAGCTAGACCTTGGGTTATTGGAGCAGCACCTTGAGGACACCAAGGAGCGTAAAGACAAGTTGTTGCGTGATGCAGATGTCACCGACAAGAAAGACCTGATGTCTAATCAGAAGTTTGCAGATATGCTGCGAGGGCTTGATGTAGAGCCGCCTATGAAAATTAGCCCGACAACAGGCAAGCAGACCTACGCCTTTGCGAAGTCTGACGAAGAGTTCAAAGCCTTACAAGAACATGACGACGATAGAGTACAGTCGCTAATCGCTGCACGTTTGGGTAACAAAAGTACCCTTGAGGAAACACGTACAGAGAGGTTTATAGATATTGCTAAACGCGGTACTCTTCCGGTTCCAGTTAGATACTATGCCGCGCATACTGGCAGATGGGGTGGGGCTGACAAGATTAATTTGCAGAACCTACCGAGCCGAGGGCCGAACGGTAAGAAGCTAAAGAAAGCGATCATTGCACCCGAGGGTCATACGATTGTCGAGGCTGACAGTTCACAGATCGAAGCGCGAGTGCTTGCATGGTTTGCAGGTCAAGACGATTTGACCGCTGCGTTTGCCAACGGCGAGGATGTATATGTCAAAATGGCTGCACGTATATACAACTGTGAGGAAGAAGACGTAACGAAGGATCAGCGCTTTGTCGGTAAGACTACGATCCTTGGCGCAGGGTATGGCATGGGTGCTGAGAAATTTGGTATGCAGCTAAAGACATTTGGGTTTGAAGTGCCACCGCATGAAGCACGGCGTATCATACAGATTTACCGTGATGCTAATTACAAAATCAGCAAGGTGTGGCGCGATGCTAACTTTATGGTGCAGCAGCTTGCCAACAACAGAGCAGCAGTGTTTGGACGCAAAGGCATCATTGAAGTAGATGCACAGAACCAAGGTCTGATACTGCCGAACGGACTGAGCATACTGTACGAGAACTTGTACGCAGAGCAAACCGAGCAAGGTTTGGAGCATAGCTACAAAACACGCAGAGGTCGCACTAGAATATACGGCGGTAAGGTAATAGAAAACGTGTGCCAAGCGATAGCCCGTTGCATCATAGGCGAACAAATGCTAAGAATTAGTAAGAAATATAAAGTGGTGTTGACTGTACACGACTCGATTGTATGTAGCGTACCCGATGCTCAGGTATCAGAAGCACAGGCATACGTGGAGAGTTGTATGAGAACAACGCCTGATTGGGCAACAGGTCTGCCAGTGGACTGCGAAAGCGGTACGGCAAAGTCATATGGAGATTGCGAGTGATTGATCGCTACATAAACGACGGTCTCGTCAGGACAGAAAAAATTGTTACTGGGGGAGAACTTATATTCTGTCCAAACTGTAACGAGCATTCCGATCTCGTCATGCACACTTGGAAGCTTGACCAAGGGTTGGCAGTCGAAAGAAATGGTATGTTTGCAGAGTATTTTTGTCGAACTTGTGAGCGAACATATATTCTAGGGTTATTCAATATGCCTTTGGGAGAAGATAAAATAACCCCTGCAATAAATTGGTTTAGGAAAGAAACAGCGGCGGAAAAAGAATCGCGTGAGGCAGATAATTATTATGTGGCTGTAGTTCCCCACGGTAGTGAAGGACGTAAACCATTAAACTATAAAAACTGTCCTTTGTTTAAAAAAGATGGAAGTAAAGTTTCTTGTGTAAGCGGTAGTGGAGACAGTATGTGTTCTGGTTTTATGGGGCATGTCAGTGACGATGTTATAGAGTGTGCTGAAGGAAGATAAATATCAAATGAGCATAGCACCTTGGTCGTTTAGTAAAGCAAAGGCATTTGAACAATGCCCCAAACAGTTTTACCACGAAAAAATACTTAAAGAATATCCTGTCGAAGAGACAGATGCCATGCGGTATGGGACAGAGTTCCATAAAGCTTGCGAAGATTACATCGGAGCAGCGGTGCCGATCCCGCCGAAGTTCGAGTTTATCAAAGCTACGCTAGATGCCCTGAACAAGAAGCGTGGTGTAAAGGTATGTGAAAAGAAGTTGGGACTTACTGCTGATCTAGAACCATGTGATTTCTTTAGTAAGAAGGTATGGTTCAGAGGTATAGCTGACCTAATAATTGTGGATGTGTTGGCACAAGTTGCATGGGTCATCGATTACAAGACAGGGAAGTCATCGAAGTACGCTGACAAGGGTCAGTTGGAGCTTATGGCACTGACCGTCTTTGCACATTATCCCGAAATCAAAACGGTAAAGGCAGGGTTATTGTTTGTTGTTGCAAACAGTCTGATCAAAGCCGAATATGAAATTGACCAGAGTGCAAGTCTTTGGGAGAAATGGCTTGGAATTTATGGTAAGATGGAGAAGGCGTTTGAGTCGGATGTATGGAACCCACGCCCATCTGGTTTATGCAAGCGTCACTGTCCAGTAACCGAATGCCCACATAATGGGAGAAACTAATGCCATATACTAAAAAGAAACGTCCATACAAAAAAGAATATCAGCAGCAAAAGAAACGTGGTGAACACGAAGATCGTATGGAACGCCAACGTGCCAGACGTAAGATGGACAAGAAAGGCGTAGACAAAAATAAAAACGGCAAAGCCGATAAACGAGAAGGCAAGGACATTGCCCACAAAAAACCGCTTAGTAAAGGCGGAAAAAATAAAGACGGTGTAAAAGTACAAAGCCGCAAAAAGAATCGTGCAGCAGGGGGCGCAATGAGCAGCCCGAAGAAGAAAAGGTAGTTTAACACTACCACGGAGAACAACATGCAGGTCATCAATGGCAAGGCGTTATTGCTAAAGGTAAAGAACCCGAAGCAGGTAACGGCGGTCATACCAAAAAGTAAGGAGTTGTCGATGAATGAAGTCGTCGTAAATTGGGGGCTTGACGAAGCCCATACTCTGCGGAGTTTAAATATAAACGTACCGTCACCTATTACTAAACGTTATAGTTGGCCCGGGCAATACAAGCCCTTTGACCATCAAAAAACTACAGCGTCTTTCCTGACCATGAACAAGAAGTCGTTCTGCTTCAACGAGCAGGGTACAGGCAAGACCGCATCTGCTATCTGGGCGGCTGACTACCTACTATCGCAGGGCAAGGTAAAGCGTGTGTTGGTAGTATGTCCGCTATCAATAATGGATTCGGCATGGCGCAACGACTTGTTTTCGTTTGCTATGCATCGAACCGTGGATGTAGCGCATGGTAGTAAAGAGAAGCGTAAAAAGATCATTAACAGTGGTTCTGAATTTGTAATTATAAACTACGATGGTGTCGAGATTGTCAAAGACGAGATAGTCAACGGCGGTTTTGATTTGTTTATTGTAGACGAAGCAACGCACTACAAGAACGCGCAGACCAAACGGTGGAAAACACTGAACAAGATAATCGGTGAAAACGATTGGCTTTGGATGATGACAGGGACACCTGCCGCACAAAGTCCAGTGGATGCTTATGGTCTAGCCAAGCTAGTCAACCCAATGGCAGTGCCGAGGTTCTTTGGATCATGGCGTGACATGGTCATGTGGAAGGTGACGCAGTTCAAATGGAAACCAAAAGAGACAGCCAAAGATACTGTGTTCCGTGCATTGCAGCCTGCGATTAGATTTACCAAAGACGAATGTCTTGATCTGCCTGACATGATTTACACCAAACGCTTTGTCGAAATGACTGGGCAGCAGAAGAAATACTACGAGACTTTACGCAAACGTCTTGTCATGGAAGTGGCAGGTGAGGATGTAACCGCAGCCAACGCAGCCATAGCCATGAACAAACTTCTACAGATCAGCGCAGGTGCTATCTACACCGACGATGGCGACACGGTGCAGTTCGACATCAAGAACCGCTATCAAGTTCTCAAGGAAGTTATAGACGAGAGCAGCAAGAAAGTTCTGGTGTTCGTGCCGTTCAAACATACAATTGATTTGTTGGTCGATAAGCTTACCAGCGACGGGGTAACGTCGGAGGTCATACGAGGAGATGTTCCTGCGTCTAAACGTACAGACATCTTTGCCCGCTTCCAGAACGATCCTGATCCGAAAGTCCTAGTGATACAGCCGCAAGCCGCAGCGCATGGTGTTACACTGACCGCTGCAAACACAGTTGTATGGTGGGGGCCGACACCGTCACTCGAAACATACGCGCAAGCTAACGCACGTGTTCATCGTTCGGGACAGACACATAAATGCACTGTTATCCAGTTGGCAGGCTCTGCCGCAGAAAAACGTATTTACCGTATGTTGGATGATCGTATCAACATACATACAGAAATGATAAATCTGTACAAAGAAATACTTGACTAAGTAGTATAAGTTACTATATGTCAGATATATAAAGATATAACTGGAGAACAATAATGACGATACCCGTCGAAAAGCTTACAAAAGCTTACATCAAAATACGTGACAAGCGTTCGGAGTTGTCTGCCACATTCAAGGAAGAAGATGGCAAGCTTGCTGAGAAGCAGGATAAAATCAAACGCGCTTTGCTAGACTATTGTAAAGAGCAAGGCGTAGATAGTGTGCGTACCCCTGCGGGATTATTCTACCGCACTATCAAACAGCGTTACTGGACGAACGATTGGGAATCCATGCATAGTTTTATCATGCATCATAACCTACCTGAGTTTTTCGAGAAGCGCCTCAACCAAACCAACGTGCGTCAATTCATAGAAGAGAACCCAGACTTAATTCCCGCAGGGCTTAATGTGGATTCGGAGTACGTGGTGTCAGTGAGGAAAAAATGACTGAAGAAACACCTTATGTAAATATCAATAAAGTTGCAGATTACTTCCAAGTATCTGTCTCAACCATCCGTAAGTGGGTCAACAATGGCTACGTGCCAGACAACACTTACATTAAAATCGGTGAAGTCTACAGGTTTAGACTGAACGATGTAGAAGCGGCATTGACAGTCGCAACCAAAAAGGGGCAAGATGAAGCCCCACAAACATATAATGGAGAGTAACATGGCAGAATTGTCATTATTTGAAGGGGGCAACTCCCTAGTAAGCAGTGACTTATTTAAACAGTTGCAAGACACTGACGACAACTTGACAGGTGGTTCTGGTGGTGGCTCCGGCTCACGCCGAATTAGCCTACGTGGTGGTCGATTTCGTGAGATAGTGGGTGGCGAACAAGTCAACGTAAAGAGTGACGGATTTCTAAACCTTATTGTTATCAACGCTGCAAAGCTATCTCGTACTTATTATGCAGGTCAATACGACCCAGAGAATCCATCCGCTCCAACTTGTTGGTCGCCCGATACGCAATCCCCATCTCCTGATGTTCCAAAGGATCAGATGCAAGCCGCTCGCTGCATGGACTGTCCACAGAATATCAAGGGTTCGGGGCAAGGTGAGAGCCGCGCCTGTAGGTTTTCCCAACGTCTGGCGGTCTTGTTAGAAGGAGATATGGACACCGTCTATCAGCTACAACTGCCTGCAACTTCAATATTTGGAGAAGCTAAAGACGGTAAGATGGGCATGCAAGCATACGCTAAATATCTTAAAGCCCACAAAACGCCATCGATTGCTGTAGTTACACAAGCATACTTTGATGAAAATAGTGACACACCCAAGCTATACTTCAAAGCCGTGCGTCCTCTAAGCGAGGAAGAACTACAGCAAGCGGTGGCAATCAAGGATAGCGATGATGCTACCAAAGCAATAACTTTGACTGTGTCTCAGACTGATGGGGTACAAGCGAAGCGAGACGGTGCAGTGCAGGAAGATGAGGTGGACATCAGGGAGCCTGCTCCTGCACCTAAGAAGGTCGCCAAAAAGAAAGAGGTAGCTGCTCCCTCTAGCGAAGAGGCCGACCTAGCATCTATTGTTGACGATTGGGACGACGACTAATCT